ATTAAAAAATGAATACACTAGGCAAAACGAGGAGGCTAAAATCAAAAGAGATCAATATGAGAAGCAAATTCAAATATTGTCTGAACAATTAAAACAAAGTGAACCATCAAAGGTAGACCTTGATCGACTTTATGAAGATGATCCTGCTGAGTATGTTCGTGTAAAAGCAGAACAAGATCGCAGAAAAGAGTTATTAGAAAAAGCCAATCAAGAAAGAGAAAGAATCCAATCTGAAAAACAAGAGGAGCAAAGTAAACAATACAATGCTTATCTTGAACAACAGAGGGAACTCTTGGCTCAAAAACTACCTATTTATGCTGACAAAGAAAAAGGTCCTGAGTTTGTTAAAAATTTAACAAACTATGCCAAAGAAATTGGCTATACAGACCAAGAAATCAATATGTTAGTAGATCATCGTTCCGTAATTATGTTAGCCAATGCTTATCGTTACGATAAGTTAAAAAAAGCTAACCTAAAAAACAAAAAAGTAACAAAGGTATCGAAGGTCGTGAGTTCATCAAGTGCTAAAGTTCAAGATGAAAATGAAGTGGCTAAACGTATGAAATCTAAAAAAGCAACTCTAAAAAGAACAGGAAAAGTAAATGATGCTGTTTCTGTTTTACGAGAGATGTATTCTCAATAACAACATAGAAAGGAAAATAAGTAATGGCACAACCAACCAATACTTTTGATACCTATGATGGTGTAAATTCTATAAGAGAAGATTTAGCTGATGTAATTTATAATATTTCACCGACTGAAACTCCTTTTATGAGCAACGCATCAAAAGGTACAGCAACAAACACATTACACGAATGGCAAACAGACTCACTATCAGCAGTAGCAGTAAATGCACAAGTTGAGGGTGATGACTATGATGGCGATTCTCGTAGTGCAACTTCAAGACTTACTAACTACACACAAATCTCTGCAAAAGCAGTAACTATCTCAGGAACTGACGATGCTGTAGATAACGCAGGTATGGCTACACAAATGGCTTACCAGTTAGCGAAAATGGGTAAAGAGATCAAGCGTGATATGGAAAACGCTATGGTCGGTATCGAACAAGCTAAAGTCGCTGGTAACGCTACAACTGCTAGAAAATCTGCATCAGTAGGCACATGGTATGGTCCTTCAGGACTAACTGATGGTCCTAACTATTCTGTGGGTGGTTCACCATCAGCAACTCCTGCTGGTACAGGTGCAACTGCAATCGCAGGTGGTACAAACAGAACTTACACTGAAGCTCTACTAAAAGCTGGTTTATTAACTGCTTTTACATTAGGTGGAGAGCCAGATACAGTTCTAATGACAGCATCGCACAAGCAATTAGCTTCTGCATTTGCTGGTGTAGCAACAAAGTATAAAGACGCTTCTGATCGTGTATCAGTTGGAACAACTGACATTTATATTTCTGACTTTGGCGAGGTCGCCTTTGTTCCAGATCGTTTCCAGAACTCCAACAGAGTAGATATCCTACAAATGGATATGTGGTCTATCGACTTCCTAAGACCATTCCAAACATCTGATTTGGCAAAAACTGGTGACTCAGATAAGAAGTTACTATTAGCAGAATGGACTTTAACAGCTAAAGCTCCAAATGCTAACTATGGTATATTTAACCTAACTGCATAATTATTTGTAGGATAAAGGACTGGGGGTGTGTTATGCACCCCCTTTATAAAATACAGAAAGGCAAATATGGCAATTTTTACAAACAAAAAACATTCTTCTAAGTTATTTAAGGTTGTTTCTAATGCAAAAAAATCTGATCCTTCAATATCAAAAGGTGGAGCAAAAAAACAATCTAAACAAACATCAATAGGTGATCGTAAGTACGATCCAATGTTAAGTATTTCAGGTAATCAAGGTTTATCTGTTAAAGACTCCGTTGATATGATGATCGCAAAAGCAATAAAGTAATGTCAAAAAAATTCTCACTTAATGATCCTAACGATCAATCAACAGTAAAAACAAATTTAATCGTTGATGAAGCAGAGAATAAATATCATATAGAAAACTATCAGGACCAATCATCAGTAAAAGAAATATTAGATGCAAACAAACTGGCACAAAATGAAGGTGCATACAAATCTAATGTTTTAAAAGAAGCCAAAGGATATCGTATTGCAAGACTACCAAACATTGTAGTTCATCAACTTGCTAAACAAGGTATCTTAAATTACAATGGTAAAGTCTTAGACAAAACTAGATTTTTTAGATGGTTAAATGATAGTGATAACAAACACTTTAGAATATATACAGGTAATTTATAATGGCACTAGACACATACTCTAATCTCAAAACATCGATAGCAAACTATCTAAACAGAAGTGACCTTACCTCATACTTAGGTGATTTTATTACCTTAACAGAGGCACGACTTAATAGAGAGCTTAGAGTAAGAGAAATGGTAAACACAGACACTTCTATTACCACAGTTGCAGGAACACAAAATTACTCTTTACCGACAGGTTACATTGAAGCAACATCAGTTATATATCAAAGTAACCCTTACTGTACTCTTAAATTTATAAGCAATAGTGATTTTTATAACAAGTACAACGTCAGCCAAACATCTGGAAAACCAACTTACTTCACTATTTTAGGAACTGAAATTTTATTAGGTGTAGCACCAGATAGTGCTAAAACCTTGCAAATTAATTATTACAAAACAATATCTGCCTTATCAGATAGCAACACAACTAATACAATATTAACTAATTATCCTGAGTTGTATCTTTATGGATCACTGGCTGAGTCAGCACCATTTATTATGCAAGACGAAAGGATAAATACTTGGGCAACTCTGTATAAAGAAGCATTAAAAAATGCAAACGAAACTTCATCAAGAGGATCAACAACATCATCACCATTACAGATGTCTACACCACAGGTGGCGTAAATGATTGAGTTTGGCGATCTACAAGCTGACCTACCTACTTACGAGAACTCAGGTGCTTTAGTAGTTGATAATGTCTTACCTCTTGCTAAAGGTTATAAAAGCCTTGCTGGTTTTCAGGCTCTCAGCACAACAGGATTAACAGGTAGTGCTGTTGGTTTATTTACAAGTTTTAGTGCTAGTGGTTCAACCAACTACGCTGGAGACGCCACAAAACTATACCAAATGGACTCCTCTTTAGTCTTTCAAGACAAAAGTAAGTCTGGTGGTTATAATAACTCTACAACTGAGAACGCTAGAGACTTTTGGGCATTTACACAGTTTGGAGCAAACATTATAGCTACTAACTTTGCTGACAATATTCAAAAGTTTGAAGAAGGCGTAGACACAGCATTTAGTGACTTAGTGACGTTAAAAGCTAAATACATCGCAGTCATCAGAGACTTTGTTGTCGCTGGGTATACAGAAGAAAGTTCTACTACATACAACCAAAGAGTTAAATGGTCAGGTATTAACGATAGTTCGACATGGACACCTAGCCAATCTACCCAATCAGGTTTTCAAGATATTGTAGGTTCACATGGAAATATCCAAGCTATCGTTGGTGGTGAATCTGCTGGTGTAATTTTTATGGAAAAGGCTATCTACAGAATGGAATATGTAGGTACTCCTTTGATCTTCCAGTTTAACAAGATTGCTGACAACATTGGAGCATTTGCACCTAAGTCTGTTGCTTCATACGGAAACATGATTTTCTTTTTAGCACAAGATGGCTTTTACAAGCTAACAGGTGGACAACAACTAACACCTATAGGAAATGGTAAAGTAGACAATTTCTTCTTTAACGATTTATCTTCTAACCTTGATGGTATTACCTCTGCTGTCGATCCAAACAACAGTATTGTTGTCTGGTCTTATCGAGGATCAGGAGCTACAGGTACTTCTAATAATAAACTTTTAATATACAATTATGCAGTCGATAAGTGGAGTACAGGCAGTGGTCAGGACTTAGAGTTTATTGCTAGTGCCTCACAAGAAGCCTTTACTACCTTAGAGAGCCTAGATGTATTAGGTGACCTAGACAACCTTCCTAAATCATTAGACTCATACTTTTACAAAGAAGGCATTGTAGGTCTAGCTGGTTTTAACTCTGCAAATAAGTTTGGAAAGTTTATTGCAAACAGCTTATCAGCTACAGTCGATACAACAGAGTTTGAAGGTGCTAAAGGAAAAAGATCAACATTAATTAATTGCAGACCAATAGTAGATGGTACAACGAATACATCTGTTACGATCACACCAATTACGAGGCAATCACAACTTGACACCACAACAACTGGCGATGCTGTTAGCACTAATGATACTGGCACTTGTCCTTTACGGAGTACATCTCGATATCATCGCATTAGGGTAAGTGTGACAGGCAATTTTAACACCATGTCTGGTGTAGATATAGAAGCGAGACCTGAAGGTGGCAGATAATCAATTTCCTACAGTTCCTTTATCGATACCTGATACAGGACAACACTTACGATTAGTTTCAACATCGTTAAACAACACCATTAATGGTAAACTAAATAGCACAGGTGAAATTACTTTAACTAACTCTAGCACGACAACAACATTGTCTGATGCTAGAATAGGTGGTAATAGTGTTATATTGTTAATGCCTACAACAAATAACGCATCAACTGCTAATATACATTTTACCAATATAGGCGATGGTAGTGCTACCCTTAATCATGGATCGGGATCTAGCACAAGAACATTTAAGTATGTTATCATTGGATAACGTAGTTACTAGAGTTCCTAGCGAAGATGTTGAATTTATTTGGAGTCAAGTAGCTCCGTTACTAGAAAAAGCATTAGACGAAACATACACGATCAAAGATATTTTGTATGGTCTTGCTAATGATCGTATGCAACTATTTATTAGTTGGAACGATAATAAAGTAGAAAGTGCTGTTGTAACCGAAATAGCACAATATCCTCAGTCAAAGGTATTACGATACTTTTTAGCTGGGGGAACAAACTTAGATAATTGGTTAGAAAGAATACAAGAAGTTATAGAAAAATTTGCAAAGAAAGAAAATTGCACACACCTTGAAGTCGCTGGGCGTAAAGGTTGGGCAAGAAAATTGAAAGGATTTAGTGTTAAAGCATACTTACTAAATAAGGAAATATAAAATGTCAAAAGGATCATCACCATCATCAGTAGTTACAAGCTCTACTTCAAACGAGCCATCAGAATTTATAAGACCATATTTAACTCAAGCTATAGATTATAGCCAAGATTTGTTCGAGTCATCTATGCCTAATTATTTTCCCAATGCTACTTACACAGGTTTTTCACCTGAAACAGAAACAGCATTAGACTTAGCTACAGCTAGAGCAACAGCAGGAAATCCATTATTAAATCAAGCACAAACACAAGCTAGTGGTATACTATCAGGCGATTATTTATCACCCACGACTAATCCATATTCACAGGCTTTGTTTAATCAAATGGCTGATGATGTAACATCAAAAGTACAATCACAGTTTAGTAAAGCAGGTCGTTTAGGATCAGGTGCGAACCAAGAAATTTTAACAAGAGAATTAGGTGAACTTGCAAATCAAGTTTATGGGGATCAGTATAATAGAGAAAGAGATATTATGGTTGATGCTATGAGTACAGCACCTGCTCTTGGAGAAATGGATTATAATGATATTCAAAAGCTAGGATTAGTTGGAGCTGAAAAAGAAAGTTTAGAACAAGCAAAATTACAAGATGCTATAGCTAGATATGACTACGAACAATTAAAACCATATCAAAAACTAGAAAATTATCTTGGTAATCTAGGTACAAACTACGCACAAAATCAAATAGCTACACAACCAGTATTTAGAGATCGTGCAGGTGGATTATTAAGTGGTGCGATGGCAGGTATGAATATCGCTGGTAAATCTGGTGGTGTTATTAGTCCTATAATGGGTGCTATTGGTGGAGGGTTATTAGGAGGATTTTTATAATGGTAGCCATGTTTTTAAAAAATAAAGGCATTTACGGAAATCAAAATACACAGGTGCAAAATCAAAATAATAATTCTTTTTTAGATTTTTTTGATGCCAACCCAAACAAAGAAGGTTTCCAGTTTTTTAACTCTAATCCAAATAATAAAAACGCACAATCTGTTCAAACAGTATTACAAACACCAACAGGTATTATAAACCCTAACCAACAAAGTTTACTTACAAACGAAGAAATTATTGAACAAAATACAAACGGAATTTTAGCAAGTCCTTCTGCACCTGCAAAAGAAGGTGGATATACTTACAACTTTTCACAACCCAATCAAAGAACAACACCTTACTCTGTGTTTACTACTCCACAAAGTAATACAAATACGAATACAGGTGTAAATCAAAATTTTGTCAGACCAACCTTACCTGCTTCTGAAGGCAGTTATACGCATGGTTATGGATTAGGCAAACCTTCAACAGATACAAATAAAGATGGTACTCCTAAAAAGAAAAGTTTTATTGATATTTTAAAAGATTTTACACAAACTGATTTTGCTCTTGATATGGCTATGAAAGGTTTAGAAGCATCTGCTCCTAGAGTTGGAGAGCCTACAAGCACAGGTAGAACATTGTTTGAGGCGTACAATTATGCAAAGCAACAAAAACAACAAAAAATTGATAATGAAATTAATAGACAAAGAGCAAAAACTGATAATTACAGAGAGCCTGTCTATAGAGCCTTAGTTAGAGACAAACAGGGAAATCAATATGGATTATTTTCATCTGGTGGAATGTTATATGCAGATATAAATGGAGTTAGAGTTCCTCAACAAGATTTACAAAATGTTATTGGTGATTATGACATAAGAAACGTAGGCGACCAAATGGAAGGAGTTATGTCATTTGCTAACTTTAAAAAACTAAGAAACACACTAAATGACGATGAAATATCATTAAAGAAAATGATTTCTTTTTTAAAAGAACAAGACAAAACTTCTGTAGGTTATCAAAGAATAATTGATGGCTTTATGGGCAAAATGAAAACTTTTTTTAGCACAAAAGCAAAACAGTACGAGATGACTGAAGAAGAATTAGCATTAGCAATAGCACAAGGAAAACTACAAGGACTACTTGGATCGTCAAGAAAAGAAGTAGTTGGAGGCGGTGTTTTAACTGAACAAGATGCTAGAAGAATTATTGAGTATCTAGGTGGTGATATAAATGCACTACAAAACAAATTTAGAGTACAAGAAGCGATTTCATATATATTTGGCGAAAAATTGACAAATTATGATCTTAACTTAGAGGATTATAATATAGCTGTTGAAAACGAATATGGAACAAGAGGATATAAAACTAAAGATCGTATAGAATTTTCACCTGAAGAAGTCGATTTAGTAAGTGCTGATGTTGCATTTGAAAGTGGAATGAAAAGTTTTGATGATATGACTTTAGACCAACTATTAAATGATATTGATCCTACAACTCTCGATGATAATGACCTTTCTATTTATTTAGAAGCAGTTAAAAAGAAACAAGAGGAAAAATAATGGCAACTAGAGATGAAATTTTAGCAGAAATTGCAGAAATAAAAAGTCAATATAAACCTAGCGATCAAGGTAATACCCAATCAAACAATGCAGGAGAATCATCTACAGCAGGTAATTTAACAAGAGCTGTTGCTCAAGGTTTGACTTTTGGTTTTGCTGATGAAATAGAAGCTGTTTTTAAATCTATAGGAAAAGATAAAACATACAAAGAAGCAGTAGATGAGGTCAGAGCAAAAGTAGATAAGTTTAGAAAAGACAATCCTGTATTAGCTTATGGTGCGGAAATAGCTGGATCAGTTCCAACTATGTTACTTGGTGGTGCAGGTGTTAGGGCAGTTCAAGGTGCTGGAAAATTAGCAAAAGGGGCAACTACTGGCAGTAAAGTTGGCAGTGCTATGAAAACTGGTGCTATTAGTGGTGGTATTTATGGTGCAGGAGCAGGTGAAGGTGTTGAAGGTAAAACCATTGGTGCTGTAACAGGTGGTGCTATTGGCGGTATAACAGGTGGACTTACTGCAAAAATTTTACCCAAAACTACAGAAAAAGCAAAACAACTTATGAAAAAAGACATTAGATTGACACAAGGTCAAGCATTTGGTGGGGAAGGTAATGTTATGGGTAATGTTATACAAAACATTGAACAATCTACATCTTCTCTTGTTGGTGTCGGAAGTCCAATACAAACTGCAAAATTAAACTCACTGGTTGATTTTAACAGAGCTGTGATAAAAGAAGCCCTAGAACCAGCATTAGGAAAAATGTCTAATAAACAATTTAATCTTTTAATACCAAAAAATTTAAAAGGAAATGAGTTATTTCAACAAGCAGACGACATAATGAAAAACGCTTATAATAAAGAGTTAGCTAATGTTTCATTAAATAGTAGTGCTGTAAACTCTTTAAAAAACACTATAACACAGTCGATTAGAACTTCGAACACTAGCACAGCTAATAAAAATAAAGTTTTAGCAGAAATTGGCAATCTTATAAAATCTAAAACTGATAAAAGTGGAAGTATAAGTGGTATTGCTTTTAAAGAATTAGAAAGAGATTTGTCAGCGTTATCTGCAAGTTACAAAAGATCACAGGGTGGAGATATTTTTCTAGCTAGATTAATTGATAATGCTAAAAAAGATGCAGGAAATATTTTAAAGGCATTTAACCCTGAATCTAATCTTGCAAATATAAATAAATCACAAGTTGGTATGAGTGCTGTTCAAAAAGCAGTTAATAAAGCTAACACAACACAAGGTATTTTTTCTACAAAACAATTTTTAAACGCCCTTAAACAAAATGATATGAGCATTGGAAAAAAATCTACAGCTAGAGGCGATGGGTTTTTAAAAGAAACAGCACAATTAGCAGATGAAGTTATGGGTGGTGCTATTCCAGATAGTGGCACAGCTAGTAGATTAATTACAGGAAACATATCAGTTGATCCTATAAAAGCATTAGCATACGCACCTGCTACAATAGCATCAGAAATTGCCTATGGTGTAGGCAGACCTGCTGTAAGAGGTTTACTACAAGTTCCAAGAGTGGGAATGAACATTATAACGCCTACAGCCTCAGGTTTGTTAGGTGGAGCATCAGGTGATGCGCTAAAGAATAGAGGAATATTAAGATGACAGTATCAAGTTACAGTACAACAGCTAGTAGTAATACAGCGATTAATGGAGTTAATATATCTGAGGGTATGTCACCCTCTGACGTTAATAACGCTATTAGAGAACAGTTAAAAGATGTCCGATCCGTATGGAACGACAAAGAATGGTTTTTATTAGGTGATGGCGATGGTACAACGACCTTTACTAGAGCCTCTGCTACAAGCATAACTGTAGCTTCTGACATTTCTTCTACTTACCATGTAGGTCGTAGAGTTAAAGTAGTTGGTAGCAACACTGGAACTATCTTTGGTAAGATCGCAACATCATCATATTCCTCTCCTAATACAACTGTAACCTTTACCTTTGACAGTGGCACAATTAATTCTGGTGACACTACTGTATCTGTTTATGTCGGTTCAGTTTATACAAATCCAGCTAATCCTGTTATTGACGAAGATAACATGGCTAGTGACAGTGCTATTCTTCCTCCTTCACAACAATCCACAAAAGCATTTGTTACTTCTGGCACAGTCACCTTATCGAATAAATCAATCGATCTAAGCAGTAACACCCTTACAGGAACAACTGCTGAATTTAATACAGCATTATCTGATAACGACTTTGCCACATTAGCTGGAACTGAAACCCTTACTAATAAAACTTTAACTAGCCCTGTCCTTAACACAGCTATCTCTGGTACTGCATTTAAAGACGAAGATGATATGTCCTCTGATAGTGCTACTGCTGTCGCTTCACAACAATCTATTAAGGCTTATGTTGATGCACAATTAACAGCTCAAGACCTAGATGTATCCGATGGTACAACAGCAATCGCTATTGACTTAGATAGTGAAACATTAGGTATCTTAGGTGGCACTGGTATTGACTCCACAGCATCAGGCAATAATGTTACCCTAGCTATAGACTCTACAGTAGCAACTCTTACAGGAACACAAACACTAACAAACAAAACTATTAGTGGTTCTTCTAATACCTTATCAAACATTGGTAATTCTAGCCTTGCTAACTCATCAGTTTCTTATGGTGGCGTATCTCTCTCTTTAGGGGGTAGTGATGCAACTCCAGCTTTTAATCTTACAGACGCAACTAACTATCCTACATCATCACTAACAGGAACAATCTCTAACTCACAATTAGCGAGTGGCATTGATGCTTCTAAAATTAGTGCTGGTAATGTTGGTAATACAGAATTTGATTACCTCAATGGATTGACTGGTGCTATTCAAACACAATTAGACACTAAACTTACAGCTTCAAATAACTTATCGGATATCACTACTGCCTCCACAGCAAGAACAAACTTAGGTTTAGGCACAATGGCAACCCAAGACGCATCAAGCGTTGCTGTTACTGGTGGTACAATTACTGGTATGGGATCACCTTCTAGTGGTTCTGATGTTACTACTAAAACTTATGTCGATAACTTAGTAGCTGGACTTAAAACAAGAATTATTACAAGAGTTAGTACAACAGGAAATATTGATCTTACTGCTGACCTACAAAATGGTGATACATTAGATGGTGTTACCCTATCAACAGGCGACAAGGTTTTAGTTAAAGATCAAACGACTGCTACACAAAATGGTATTTACGATGTGGTTGCTAGTGGTACTGCTACAAGAAACACAGATTACGATACAGTTGCAGAATTAGCTGGTCAATTAGTCATCGTACAAGAAGGCACTGTAGGTGCTGATCGAATTTTCCTATGCACAACAGATAACTCTGGAAGCATAGGTTCTACCGATATTACTTTTACAAGAGTAACACCAAGTAATACAGGAACAGTAACATCAGTTGGATTAGCCGATGCTGGTTCAAGTGAGTTTACCATTACTGGATCACCGATTACAAGTTCTGGAAATTTCACTATTGCAGTCAATAGTATTGATGCAAGTAAAGTTTCTGGAGCAACAACTAACGGATTTGCTATCGCTATGGCAATCGCATTATAATTAACAGGAGAAACAATGGCTCAAAATTTTAGAAGATATACAGCAAACAGTGTGGGAACAAGTGCTGTAACTTTGGTAACAGCCGACAGTTACGATACAATCGTAGGAATAAGCGTTGCTAACATCTCAAGCTCAAGTGTGAATGTTGAGGTTTTTATTAACGATGGCACAAATGATATCCACTTAGTCAAAGATGCACCTATCCCACAAGGTTCATCTTTACAAGTGTTAGACGGAGGTGCTAAGTTTGTAATGCAGAGTGGCGATGCACTAAAAGTAAAATCAGACACAGCAACTTCCCTCGATGTTTGGGTATCTGCTGTAGACGCAATATCAACATAGGAGTAATTAATGCCTTTTATAGGAAATCAACCCGCTGATAAGTTCTTAACACTAGAGAAACAGGTATTTACTACGAGTGCCACAGATACCTATACTTTAGATCGAGAAGTATCAAGTGTTAATGATATTGAATTGTTTCTTAATAATGTAAGACAAGAGCCTACTGAAGCCTATACCATTTCTGGTACTACTCTCACCCTAGCCTCTGCTATTACATCTAGTGATAGTATGTATTGTGTTTATCAAGGCAGAGCAGTAGGTACAACCAAACCAGCAGATAACACTGTTACTGGTTCTATGATGTCATATCCTTTAACTAACTTTTCATCTACTGGTATTGACGACAATGCTAGTTCTACTGCTTTAACTATTGCATCTGACGGAAGAAATACTGTTGATAGCACCAATGAAAAACCATTAATAATTCATCATAGTGATGGCTCTACAGTTAATATGGGTTTTCAAAACAATTCAAGTAATGCACATTTTTTAGGTTTTGCAGATTCAGATTTGGTTTTAGCTCCTGCAGGAACAGAACGAATGCGTATTGTAAGTAACGGAAATGTTCTAATAGGAACTACAAATCAAAGTCCTGC